CCCAACTCCAGCCACGCCTCGGCGATGGCGTTGACGTAGCGGTCAGACCTCCGGGCCTTCTCTCCACCGTTGAAGGCGACAATCCGGACCCGTCCGCCGGCCACGTTCTCCTCGTTGAGCCTGTCGGTTACCCCGCCTCCGACGCCGGTGTCGTCCACGATGATCGCTGTCACCGCTGGGTCGTCCTCGGCCATCATCTTCAGATGTCCGGCGACCTCCTGGGTGTCCCGGCCTTGGGACTTCCAGGCCAGTCGGCAGACGTTCCCTTGCCGGCGGTAGACAACCGTCTTGTCGGCACCGAATCTGGCAACGTCACAAGCCAGCGTAGCCTCGCCCTCCGGTTCAAGCTGGCGCTCGACCGCGTCCATCAGGAGAGACCGCGGGACGATGGCATCCTCCAGGTTGTCCGGGAACCGGCCCAAGACCGAGGCGATATACAATGCCGACTCCTCGCCCCACTCCCGCCGGCGCTCCTCCACTTGCTCGGCAGTCACCATGCCGGGGATGACCTCCCGGCCCTGCTGGATGTTGGGCGTGTCAGCGGCGGCGATCTCGATGGTGTGGTACAAGTCGGAGCCGCCGTGGAAGGCGTCGTAGAACTCGCCGGAGCTGGCGAAGGCGTTGCCCGTGAGAAGCATTTTCGCGGGATTGAGCCGCTTGACGGCGTCGATATGGCTTTGCTGGATATTGTGTGCCTCGGTTAGGATGACCAGGAGGTTCGGGGAGTGGAAGCCCTGTATATTCAGATCGTCATCGGTGGAGAATCCGACCGCATAATGACGGTCATCCAACTCCCACCGGGCCGTTCGGTACATCTGACCGCCGAGCGGCATCCTCGCCGTCAGGTATGCGCTCCTGGCTTCCTTCCAAACGATGTCGGAAACTTGGCGATGGGTCGGGCCGAGGACGACGGTGATGGAAGGATTGAAGATCGACTGCCACCACAACATTATCCGGGCCGCTTGCCAATCTTTGCCGGTCCCATTGGCTCCAACGACCGCTACCCGGTTGTGGTCCCGCACCGCCTCGGCCATCTCCAACTGTTTATCGTAGACAGTATCGGAACCCAGCGTCCACTTCCAGAAGTACGCCGGGTTGTCCCTGGACTCCTGATAGTGGGAGATTTGCTCAGCCTTGGTCAGAGTCACCGTTATACTCCCCGGCGATAATTGTGGTTTGTTCCACAACCCCATCGCTTAACGCCTCCCGGACCAGGTCAGAGAAGGTCATGCCTCCCACGAGGACGTTCTGTTGATTCAATTGAATGAGCGGCTTCTCAGGCACAAGGCCTCCAATACGTGATAACTGCCTCAAAATATCTAACACGATTGGAGTGGCTCTTGCAGACTGGTCTTCGTCGGCGGCTGTAGCCGAGGGCCACCATCGCAAGAGAAGCCTTTCGTATCTGGCTTTCTGCAGCGCGTACTCCTGTTCGACTGCCTCGGTATCATCCCGCCGAACCTCGGACAGTCGCCGCTTGGTATCATTCCAGACTTGGGCTTTTGAAACTCCAAGCTGGTCAGCAATGATCTGGTCGGTGGCCCCAGCCATCTTCATCTGGATAACCTGAGACCGCCGTTGCTCCGCGATTATCTTGTTGCCATTTTGTTTACCCATATATTAGCCACCGACTGCGGCGAAGAACTCGGCACGGGTATCAGGGCTATCACGGAATGGACCAGTGAGATAATTAGTCACCAACAGGCTAGTATCCTGGTTGATCCCCCTTGCCATCATACAGAAATGTTGAGCCTGGATATTGACCGCCACTCCTAAGACATGGGCTTCTAGGCTCTGCCCAATCTGCCTTGCTAAGCGTTCTTGAACTTGAAGGCGGCGGGAATAGATATGGGCCACTCGGCCGACCTTGGAGGCTCCCAAGATTGAACCGTTCGGGATATACCCGACGTTGATGGTCCCGAAGAACGGGAGGAGGTGGTGCTCGCAAGTCGAGTAGAATGTGATGTTCTTGACCACAATCATTTCGTCGGTATCATCTTCGAACCAGGTCAGAACGTTTTCCGCGTCCATCTTATAACCGGCATACAGTTCCTCCCATGACCGCACCACTCTTTCGGGAGTCTTGACTAGCCCATCCCGCCCAGTCTCCTCGCCCCAGTACTGCATCATCCTGGTCACATGGTCGGACATCTCGGTCTCTGGTGGTTCCTCCCAAGGAAAGTGGACCCACGAGTCTATGCCTTCGCCCACCTTGTCGACCATCGCTAAGGTCAAGAGACCGTATTGAGCATTCACTTTTTTTGCGGTCGCCCCGCTGTCGATTACATCATCAAGGGCGAACTCGGCCTCTTGAGGAGTTCCGACTACGACCGCTCCATGCTGGCGCGCCAGCCCCGCCACGATTGCACCACCCCTTGGGATACCCCATACTTTGAGGCCGGTCAGGTTCAGGTTCGCTAGGCGGTCGTCAACCTCGGCCCACGTAAGTTCTATCATTCTACCTCTATCAATTTATGGGTCTGCAGACTAAGCCTCCAGCCCCGTAGGTTGTATAGCTTATCGATGGCCGAGCGAAGGTTAGCCTGGTCGTCTTCCCCGCCGATTGGTTGGAGGTACTTGGCGTCGGCGTCGATGCAGTCGAAGGCTTCGGGAGTGATGCGCGGGTCCGGATGAGGCCAGAGTAGCTTGAGACTGTCGCACCTACGGATGGCCGTTTCCGGCTCGGGTCTCTTGGGAGACATTGTGAGATAATCCACAACAATATCAAGCGGCCGAGTGCCGTTGGTCTCTATGGCCACCTTGTATCCGCTATTCTGTAAAGTTGTGACGAACTCACCGTCCACTTGGAGAAGCGGCTCCCCTCCCGACACCGTCACCCACTCCGACCACTTGAGCGCGTCCAACTCGGCCACTATCTCCGAAGCTTCTAGCATCCGGTGGCTAAAGAAGTCGGTATCGCAGAACGGGCAATGGGAAGCCTGCCGGGTCTCTGGTCGCCCATCCCACATATTACATCCCGAGAGGCGCACAAAATGGGAGACCGTTCCGGTCATCCCTCCTTCGCCCTGGATGGTCGGCCCGAAAACCTTATGAACTCCGTACCGTCGCGCTGGCTTTGTCCGTTTCATATAGGGTTACCCGTTCCAAGATTAACTCCGGGGTATTTCTCATATCAGCAACCAAGCAATTGAATATATGCAAGACGATGCTCTCGGCAGTCGGGTCTTCATCCCACTTTATATAAGCGTAATCCTCGCCGAACCGAGTGTCGTCTATATGCACCAAGAACCGGTGATCGAGTTCTTCAATACGGGGCTTCACCAGGGTATCCAGGTCGGCGAAGTCCAGAATCATGGTCGTCGTGTCGTCCAATAGTCCGGAAACCTCGACTTCCATCCGGTAATTATGGCCGTGCGCCCGGTAGCATTTCCCATTATGGTACAAGAGGGCGTGGCCCATCTCCCAGCTATACTCTCTCGTAATGCTAACTTTCATATCTGGTATTGTCCGTAACTCCCGAATCTTGGAACGCCTCTTTCCTCTCGTAGCAAGTCCCGCAAGAGCCACAGTGTAATTCTGCTCCCTTATAACAACTCCAGGTATTGGAGTAGTCGACGGCCAAGTCCCCACCAATAGAAGCAATCTCAGTTTTGGTTTTATTGATGAAAGGAGTCCAGAGGCGGATATCCGGATGGCCATATCCGTCAACGGCGAGGCGTTCCATCCGGTCGAATGCCTCGGTAAAAGCCGGGCGGCAATCCGGGTAGATTGCGTGGTCGCCAGCGTGCATGCCTGCCCCGATTACCTCAATCCCGCGAGCCACGGCAATGCCGTAGGATATGGCCAGCATTATAGCGTTTCTGTTCGGGACCACGGTTACGGCCATGTTAGCAGAGGCGTAATGGCCGTCCGGAACCTCGATATCATCCGTTAGGGCAGACCCGCCTATATGAGGGGTTATTGACGAAATGTCTATAATGTCATGCGTGATATTCAACCCGGCACATTGAGAGGCGGCGTACCGGAGTTCTTTCTTATGTCGTTGCCCGTAGTTGAAAGAGACCGCCTCGACTTGGCCCTCTTCTTTAACTGCCAGATGGAGGAGGGTCGCGCTATCCATCCCGCCAGATATGACGCAGAGGGTTTTAACCATTGGCTCCCTCCACAAGACCAGCATACCCGTAAGGCCCACCCGAAAATGGATGGGCCAAGTAGACCTTACTCTGACCGTGTCTTTCGGTCAACCATCCCTCCGCGGCAACATATGAACTGGCGGCGATTGCACAGAGAGAATGCCGAAGTTCGGACTTGG